ATTTATTCCTTATAAATAACCGTAGTAATCACCAAATTGCTGTTGGCTAATGCCATATCCAGCAGCACCAGATGGCACACCTCCACCACCACCAAACAAGTTGCCAAACGCATTCATCAACTGAGGATTCTGTGAACCTGAAATTAATGCAGTCGCCAATGGGTTGTAAGCATCAGCCCGTCCTCTTAACTGAGCAGCAGACATTCCTCCCTCAAGCAAAGCATTCGCAGCACTAGGACTCATACCTTTAGCACCGATGTTCATGCCAATATCCAATGGCTGTTGACCAACAGCTTCAAGAGCCTTCTCTTGACCCATGTAAGCCTCAAATGGACGCAAAGCACCAACTTGACCTTGCTGATACTGATCTAACAAATTAGAGCCAACACCAAACAAACCAGCGCCAAACTTCAATTGCTCTTGTCCAGCAGTCTGAGCCTGATTAGCCAATTGCAAGTCTTGTTGAGCCAATGCGTTGTAATAGGCTTCCATTTCAGGAGTAGTAGCACCCAAGCCAGCAGCACCACTAGGACGAATACCTGTAGCACCTACAGACAATCCACCACGACCAGTTTGGAACAACTGATTCTGCAATTGAGCCATCTGACGTTCACGGCTAGGAGCCAACAAGTCTTGTTGACGAGCCATGTACTGTTGAGCTACTTGTTCGGGGGTCTGCTGAATGTACTGCTGACCAAGGCTATATAGATTACTAGCCGCACCAGTCAAAGGAGCATACTGTTGACCAGCCATCTCTGCTTGACTTAAAGCGCCACCAGCCATTCCTCTAAACCTATCTTGATAGGCTTGTAGTTCAGGACTGACGTTGTAGGAAGCACCAGAGACACGACCAGAAGGGTCAGTTTGGAACTGAGAGCTACCAAAACGTGTGGTGACACCTACAGGTCGAAAACGAGCTTCTTCAGCCGCTAATTGAGCCGCTTTAAGTTGAGCATCTGCTTGAGCACGAGCAGCATCTTCTGCGCTATTACCGCCAAACAGACCTCCAAGAAATCCAATTCCACCACCAATAGCAGCACCAACTGGCCCAAACATTGAACCAGCACTAGCTCCAGAAGCAGCGCCAGATAAACCTTCTTGCAATGCCATATCAATCCCCTTTAATCAAAATAATTGTGTTCATGCTGTGCGCCGCCACATATAAACAGTAATGTACGGTTGCAAGTTGGCATTCGTGCCACTAGAACCAGTGGTACTGTTGGCTAGTGTTCCCGCCCCGTGAGTGTGAGCTAGATTCGCAGAACTTGTAGTTGTTGAACCAAAATAACCAGCAAATGAATTTCCACCAAGAGACGCATCAACTGTGTATAGAGATACACCAACAGTATGAGTGTGAGCTTCATTTGCGCTCATTGCACCAGTTGAGCCACTAATTGTGTGGGTGTGAGACACAGTAATAGCATCTTTGCTACCACCAGTCTCGCCAAGCGTATCAAATGCAGTGTCACCAGTATCAACACCAACCATGACACGACCAGCACCAAATGCAGTCCAAGTACCAAAACCAAGCAATGTTGCAGGATTTGTACTTACAGCAGCATTGGTGTAGATTGAGCCAACAGGATAGATGGCAGACAAAGCTGTTTGCACAAATGCCGTAGTCGCAACTGATGTGTCATTGTCACCAGTAGTAGGCGTTGGTGCAGTTGGGTTGCCAGTAAAAGCTGGACTTGCCAAATCTGCCTTGGTAGCAACAGCAGTAGCAATGTTGTTGAACTCAGTGTCAATCTCAGTACCTTTGACAATCTTCAAAGGATTGCCAGAAGACAAATTGTCTTTAGTGGCGAAATTCGTACTCTTGGTGTAGTCTGTCATGGTCTTCCTTTAACTTATCTTGCCTTGTTTGGCTTGAATCTCAATCTTCTGAATCGACAATGGTGTTCCATTAATGTCAGACTCATATCCTGTTTGAACAACCTTACCTGTGCCTGTTGCTGAAACAACCAGTGTTTGCAAAGCTACACCATCAGAGTATTGAGATATAGCAGTTGGAGATGTGTGTTCAAGAGTGTGTGTGCCTGAACCAGCACTACCAGTATTGATTGCAGAGCCACCAGATGATGCAGACAAATTACAAGTAGCGCCAGATGCATTCACAATGTAATAAGTAGTTCCAGTGCTTAAACCAGATGGCAAAGTACCTGTTGTTGTTAAAGTTACATTGTTGTCATTTACAAAAGCAGAGCCGTCAACAGATGTAATCACAGCAGGACTTGCATTTGTGATAGTTACAACTTGTCCATCTGGATTGTCATAAGAAGCAATTCCATAGTAAGACTCGCCTTGTGTAGGAATAGTGTCGTTGTCAGACAAGTAATTTGTCTTGAAGTCAAAACCCCACTTGAACGTCACTGTCTGATTACTACCGCCAATCACCACAATGGACAACTTCTTCAGAATTGAAGTCTGATTCTGGTTGCCAAGGTCAGCATGGTTCGTGTAATACAGCATCCGATATGCTGTTTGGTAATCTTGATGAGTACTATACAAACCTATATAGCCACTCTTGCCAATCAATAGATTGCCGTTGCGTCTAGAAAGGAAAGCAGTAGGCTCAATAGAGTCCCAAGTTGTCACTCTAGCCGCACCATCAGGCAAATAAGCCTTGGTATCAAAGCACCACACAGCATCAATGCTAGGCGTAGTCAACAGATAAAAAGCCTCGTACTCAGAGTAAACAGACTTAACATTTGCCAATGTCTCGCCAGAAATAGTCGCCATCAAGTCATTGCGAATATTCTTAGACAAGTCACGTTCTGGAGCAGACTTCTCCTGAATAGTCCTCATCAACGATCTGACACCAGAGTTTGACAAGAACAACACATCAGTACTTGTGGTCTGAATACTATCTCTAGCAATGCAACCAATACCTTCAACAGTGTCACTCAATGACATAGTAGAAGGAGAAGTAGCACCCTGATAAACCAAGATTTGACGCTTGCCAAAGATGAACAAGAAGCCGTTATGAGCAGCCAAACCAGTGATCTGGTCAGCACCATTAGGCCAAACATTGTTGACATTCAACGAGCCAGCAGTACCTGTAGACCAAATATGGCCTGCAATCAAGTCGCTAAAGTAAACAGTAGCGTTGTTGCTAGTTGTATCTGCCGCCCACAAACGACCAAAGGCTGAAATACAGATGTTGGCATCAGGAACAGTGGCTTGATAACCAGTCTTCTCAGAAACTCTACGGTATGTAGTGGTACTTACAGCAGGGTCATAGATCAAAGGATTGTGACCAGACTGGAAGAAGTATGTGATGCCATTCAAGGAAGCACATTGCCAGTTGCTTGCAGTAATGGTAGGAGCAGTACCACCCCCCCCATACGTCAACTCAACAACAGCATTAGAGCCATCCAACTTGAATAACTTGTTGTTGCCAGCAAACAATACAGTGTATGTACCGTCAGCTACCACTAACTCATGGATAACCTTAACGTCATTTGCGCCAAGGTTTCCAGAAGAAGAATTAACTCTAGCCCAACCCTTGCGTGAACCAATACGTCCATACTGGTCAATGATGCAGTTGGTTGCAACCAAAGCATATCCAGCCGCAAGATCAAGAGGACTGTCTTGCGTATTCAACCCGTAGAAGCCGGGGGCTGAAATGCTGAATGTTTGAATTGCTTGGCTCATACTGGAATGAACTCCTGATTCTCAGGATAGCGAGTGCCTTCCAATGCAATGTAGTCAGACAACATAGCTTTGTACAAGGAATAAGCCTCAGAGGATGACAAGCCACCATCTTCACCACGCTCAACCAATGCACGAGCATAAGCATTCTGGACAATCAGAACGTCAGGAACGGCTACAACAGTGGAGTCGCTAGACAAAGTGGCTTGTGGCACTGTCAGGCTAAATGGGATGCTATACACGCCATCAGGACGAGGATAGATAGTTACCTTGGTGTCATAGCTACCATCAACACCATCAAAGGCGTAATAGGCAGGAATACCGTTAACAGGAGTTGAGAAGTTCTGATAGCGATTCATCGTAGCAAAGTCCACATTTCTCATGCGGAGGTTACTTGTGACGTTCAGCACATCAAGAACTTGGAATTTTTGACCAGCACCAGTTAAGGCGTAGGAGTATGTTCCTGAAACAGTAGACAAGGTGATTGTTGTGCCAAGGACATTCCAAGCAAAAGCATCTTCAATCTGACGCTTTGCATCATTGACAAACTTGCCAATCAAGGAAGAATAAGATGTTTCTGTAACGGTAGAAACAGTTGTTTCACGCAACCTTACAAGGACATCGTTTACAAGTTCTAAGTATGTCATCTGCTTTTAGCCTTTGCTTTGTTCCTTGCGGATATAGCTTGAGCTTTTGCCTTTGCGTCAGCTTTGGAGTTAGCACCCCAAGCCTTTAGCGAAAGAAGCAGTCTTGTCGGTTCACCATCCTTGTACTCAGCACCAGCCATATTGCCCATGCGAGCCAAGAAACTTGCTCTGCGGGGATTATCCCCTGATTTCACTGGAGGCTTCAAATTGCCACCAGTTTCTGCATTATAAGAGGCTCTGCCCTTGGCATTCAAGCCGCCTTTTGGATTTTGACCAGCTTTTGTTTGCCAAGTTGGAGATTTCATCACTTCACCTTTTTAGGCTTCTTTGCGGTCTTTGCCGCTTGTTTGAAGTCAGCAGCAGTAGGCGCACCCTTGCTTCCTACCTTTCTCATCTTCTCGCCAGAACCAGCCTTGATACGAGCTTGTTTAGCGTTAACATTGCTATAAAGTCCAGCTTTCATTTCTTTTTAGCCTTTCCCGCAACTGACAATGCAATCGCAATAGCTTGGTCTTTGGACTTGACAACCTTGCCATTCTTACCAGAATGCAAAGTGCCTTCTTTGAACTCCCCCATGACCTTCTTGACCTTCTTTTGAGATTTAGTCATCTTCATAGGGTTTCTCCTTAGTACATGATTTTGGCGGTAATCGTGCCAGTTACATAAACTGTGCAGTTTGCTCTCAAATACTTGGGAGCATTGGCAACTGTAAC